AGCTGTGGCACTGGAAGCATCTGATATAGCTGTATTTAAATTAGCGTTATTTACTGGATACCATCTACAATAAATATACTCTAATAATTCATTTATAGTATTTTCTAAATTATTAGAATTTATTCTTAATGGGGCAGACTGAGGATTAACGAAAAAAGTTTCATTATAATATTGAGAAGAGGTAGATGAAGAAGTAGAAATTCCACTAGAGGTATTACTTGAGTTAGAGCCTAACTGTAATAAATCATCTAATGTAAATAATCGTAATCCTATAACTTTTTCTATAAGTAGTCTCAATTGTTCCTGAGGATAATCTGATAATATTCCCAATGTAGCACTTGAATTTTGTAAACAGGCAGACCCAGCATCCTGTAATGTTAGAGTAAATTCAGAACCCATAGTTTTTCCAGGGTCTGTCATTTGTATATTAGTTACTAAAAAAGACATCATTGGAGAACGTATCTGTGTACCTGTAGTAGTACCGTCAGCAATATTCCAGCCAACTTTAATTTCACAGACCGGTAATCCTGGAGTGGTATCTGATATATCTGAAGATTGGTCATTTAATCCGTCTGTTATAAAAGCTAATAATTCAATTGGGGTTCTACTAAAAAGTTTTAAGGTGCCTGTAATGGTATTATTAACACCTCCCATAGGCATAGATAATTCTAAATCTTCAAATAATACTTCTATTTGTAAAGAATTAAAATAATTATCTGGAGAGATATCAACCCCAGATACATTTGCTTGTGGTATTAATGGAACAGCCTTTGCTCCATTTAAATATATTTCGGTGTATGGTACCCTAGTATTATAGGTAGGTAATACTGGGTTTACTGTAGAAGAGGTAGTTAGAGCAGACTGAGTTGCTGCTTGTGCTGCTTCTGAACCCATTAGAGAAGTTAATAATGTATTTATAGCATTAATGTTATTAGTTCTAACTGTCTGTAATGTAGAGGTTAAATTTGTAGATGAAGTATTAGTAGAAGTAACATCAGTTCCGATTACTTGTTGATTATTGCTTACAAAATTTTTATAAAATGTCTGTAAAGCAGCTAAAGCAGTTGCTGAAGTAACTTGAAGGGAAGAATCACTAGAAGAAGTTGTTGCCATAAATATTAACTTCCTAACGCTTTAGATATACGTGAGCCATAATTTTTATTAATAGTAGTTTGTACAACTGCTGTTAATCCTGAAGTTATGCTGCCCAAAGCAGCTATAGATTGTGAGTTATTAGCTGTAGTTGGTAACCCTAAATTCTGTAAATACTGTGCTGTATTAAACTGTCCTGACTGAGTAATTACTGTTCCAACACCTCCAGCAGTTCCTACCACAGAATATGTTATTTCTCCAGTAGAATCATCATAGGTAGCTGTAGAATTTCCAGCAAAAAAATCAGGAGAAGTTAATACTGGATTAAAGGAAGTATTATACTCACCTAATGTAGAGGAGTTAGTTTGCTCTATTCCTCCATTAAATCCATAATCAACAATATCCTCAGCATATTGAACTGAATTTTGTTGGCTAGTTACTGTAAAATTAAATGTGACATAATAAATATAGGGAGAATGTGATAATAAAGAAGAAGAGCCAGACGAGGTTGAGGAGGTTACTGGAACATACCAAGGACCTTGAAAATCTATTGACATACTAGTGGTTATACAACGTAAAGCTTTCCAATTACCTATTTTAACTTTTACAGGTGAAGGCATAAAATGATTTTTTGAAGGAGTTACCAAGGCAAATAATTGTTTTTCTAAATTTATATTTTCTGATAGTTGACCAGCACTGTCTGCAAAAAAAGTACCTGCTAAGGAAAAAGTTACTGGACTAGAAGAAGCAAAGATTTGAACTGGCTCTGGTCTGCCATAAAAATCTTTTTGATTCCAGTTAGCTGATTTTGAAAAAGAAATACTATCAGGTGTAGACTGAAATAAAATATACAAAGGAGAAGGTGAAGTAGTTGTGGAAGTATTACTAGTTCCTGCTAAGTTAAATTCAGTTTGTATAACTATTGGAATAAAAGTAGAAGATATTTTAAAATTTTGATTATTTATAGAATCAGATGTAGTGGTGGAATTACCCGATTTTATAAAATTGATAACCCCATTTATTATTGAACCAGTACTTCCGCTAACTGTTCCATTTCTACTTAAATAGGTTCCTAATTGAAAATCGGCAATTTCTGATACACTAGTCTTAAATCCAATAGGTAAGGCAGCTAAGGCACCTGAAGCCACACCAGCACTAACTCCAGTTCCTAGTGTTGGAGAACTTGATGTTAGGTTACTATAATATCCAGAACTCTGCTGGGTAATACTTGATGGAGAGTTACTTGGTGTAGCTGTGGCTTGTAAGTCTGTTGCTGCTGTAGTAGAAGAGATGGCAGCAGAGGAAGTAGTTGACGAAGCTGCTACAGAAATATAACTATCAGACATACAATATCCTTATAAAGTTAATTCAAAAAAAATAAAGGACCTAAAATATAAGGTCCTTTACATTTAACTATAATAAGCTATTAAGAAGTTGAAGAAACAGTAGTAGTAGTAGATGAGGTAAGACCAGTTTGTGGCATAACTTGGAAGGTCTCCACAATTATTTCTGCTGCTAAAGTTGGAACAATACTAATTACCATTGCTAACTGGTTATTTGATAATACTAGGGCAGTATTAACATCTGGACCTACATCAATAGTGTAAGACTGTATAGCTCCTGCTTTAAGTTTAGCACTTAGTAAGGTATCAGCAACTTGCTTTAGCTGATAGGCTGTAGTAGAATTACCTGGCTGGAATTCAAAAGTAACTGAAGCAGTAGCAATGACTTTACGAAGATTAAGTAGCATTCGTCTAACATTTACTCTATCTAAAGCAGTACTTGCAGTTTGTAAGGTTGCTTGACCCTTAATATAAATGCCATAAGAAGGTTCATTAACAATAGGGTTAATACCAGCCAAAGCTAAGGCATCTCTATCCCCCTGAGAGAACTTTCTTTCTGTTGATAGGGCATCAGTTAACATACCACGATTAATACCTGCTGGAGCATAATATACATCAGCAACATTATCATTATATGCATACTGTCCTGCTACCATTCCAGAAGGTGGAACATACACATTCTTACTATTAACAGAATCTGCTATCTTAATCCATGGATAATACATAGCAGCATAAGAGCTATTTATATTTGCTATATTATTACGATAAGAAATTACTTCCTGTACAGTTAGTCCAAAAGGAGTATCTATAATAGCTATAGAGTCACCACGAGCAGCACAGATAGTTACCATAGCAGCAGAAACACCTGGATCAGCAGACCAACCTGGAGCAACTAATATATTTATATCAATTGTACCAGCATTATTAAAAGAGTATAATCCAGTGGAAACACCATCACCTATAATATCATAAGAGGTTATGGCAGAACCCACAGAACCACCCAGTAAAAATCCAGTTAATGATTTATTATAACCACTAGTAGTTGATATATAATTTGTTCCACTTGTAATTCCAGAACTAGTTTCAGAAAGCAGGAAACCAGGAGTCCAAGTTAAATTATCGCCATTATTTGTTAATGTACCAGTAGTAATATTTAGAATATCAACTGTAGTATAATCTATTTTTAGAAGGGCTATTCTAGATGAAGAGGCCATCTGAGATTGAATATTCTCTATAGTACCATAGTAAGATTCCTTTAAAGTAAAATCAGAGAGTCTTACTGATGAAGTGGATATAGAGGAAGAAGCAGTTCTAGAATATATATTGACAGTGTAGTTTTGTTCACTAGTGCTGGTAATATCCCCAGCAACCATACTTAAAGTAATTGAAGTATCTGAATCATCAGTTTCTCCTAGACTTGTAAACTTAATAACAGTTGGTACATAAGAACTACCTGAAGTCACCATACTCCAACTTGGTCTATAATAACCAACAGCAAAAGTTCCAGTAAGAATCTGGTCTGTAGAAACTATATGAGAACTAACTGCTAAGGTTTGTGTTGAGTATTTAAATACTCCAGAAAATCCTGCTACTAATGAAGCCAGTCTAAGTTGCAGAATGTTTCCATTAGCATCTAAGTTAGTAGTTACAGCACTAAATCCCTCAGAGTTACCTCCTGAAGTTATTGAGCCAATACCATATACTGTAGAGGAAGGTAGCAAAGTTCTGCAGTTATTATAGAATAATAAACTGTTAGGAGAACCAGAAGTGGGAGCTGTAGTAGAGTTAACTAAAGCCAGTAAAGCAGTTAATGTAGCATTAAGTATTGCGAGAGTATTTGCATTATTTCCAGAAACTGTGGGGTCAAAAATAGGAACTTCTATATTATAAGAAGTAACTGTGCCTGTTGAAGGAGTAACTGATAGTAGACTTTCTAAATCAGAATTACTAAAAGTGCCTGCCTGAACATGCTCTAGTAAAGTAGTTCCGCTAGCTGAAGTATATACTAAATTTATAGGAACACTAGTAGAGGTTAAACCTACAGTAATGAGACCAGTTCCTGTAGAAGGTGCTATCCAAGTAGTAGGAACAGCTAAGGCAATAGTTCCACTAGGAAGAGCAGTAGCAGGAGAATTAGAAGATGCAAAGGCACTTAATGAAAGTGATACCTGTGGGATAGAGCCAGATACTCCTACTCCAGTTATAGTTGGAGTAGTATTTTTTCCTGCACCTGTTAAAATAGTAAATGGAACACCTAGAACAGGAGAGTTAGCCCCCAAAGTAGCTAGGGTAGAAAAATCTGAACCTAACTTTCCATTAGCATGTGCTGTATTAGTAGTATCAGTTGGGTCGAAATAAGGTATTGAAGTATCAGCAGGTAAGACTATAGTGCATCCAGGACCAGAAACTGTTGGTAAGTCAGCTAGATTAAAGGTAAGAGTAGAGCTAGTTTGTCCAGCTAATGTCCAAGTTCCAGTATATTGAGTATATCCTTGTGGTAAAAACATAGCTTCAGAAGCATAGGAAGCTGTGCTAGAGGCTACCCGAGTAACCCATAACATAGTGCCCTGTTCTAAATAAGCCATGGCAGCATAACCCATATAATCCGATGGATCAACTTTACCAAAAGTGCTTACAAATTCAGCCTGAGTAGTTATTAAGGTTGGGGAATTTGTTGGACCAGAGCTAGCAGTTCCAACCATACCCACAATAGTAGTTGATAAGTCTGATACATAGGCTGATAAATCTAATTCGACAGTATATACACCAGGTGATACGTAAGTGCTCATAGTTCTAACCTTTACAAAATATTACTAAATAAACCTCTGATAAACCACTAACTATAAATTAATTACATATTATATTTCACAAGACTTTTTAAACTTTTTTATTGTATTGTGTTATTTTTTATTGACATATAAAAATATTGCTACAAACATATTATCATTTGTAGCAATAGCTGTATTATTTATGTGGCATTTTTCTAAAGCTGTTAAAAACTCAAACTGTTTATCAGCCAAATTCACTATATAATTCTTTCATTAAGAAGTAGTTATAGTCACTTCATCTACAGCTAATACTAAAGTGATTTCCTGGTGACCATCTTTATCTTCCCAGCTTAAATCTTTCCTAGCAAAACTCTTAGGCCAAGCACCAACCAATACCCAAGACTCAACTACTGAGTGGTCAGGACCATACATTAGTAAGGTTATATTTTTCTTATAAGCAGAAGGAAAGCCCATTAAAGAAGTAGAGACATCAAAAATAGAAGTATGCCAAGTTTCAATAGAAGTAAGTGCTGAGCTATCTGTGAAGTCGTAGAACACGCAAGTCACATCACTATAGCTAATTTTGGAACCAGCTACTTTATAGTAAGTATGCATTCTATGTATATCAGTCTCTTCTACTGATATTTGTGGTATTGTTACACTCTTACAGGTCAGTCTTAAATTATCGTCTAGTAATAACTCGTACCGGTTTAAGCGTTTAGGTTCTTGAGTGTTCGCCGTCCAGCCCATTAAACTTGAAGACATTGTAGTTAACTCCTTAATAATACGTATATCACTTTACTTATTAGTCTAACACATATAAATTAATTACTTCTTTTATCCTTATATTCTTTAATAAAATTTTCTAGCCAACTTTTTCAATTACTGTAAGCCTTCCAAAAATAAAGCCAATACTAACACAAGTATTTGTTGTAGCTAATCTATCTCCCATTTTGTATTCCTTTTATTCTCCTCTAGTTTCTTTTTATTTGGTATAATTCTTGTGTAGTGTTCTGGACTAAGTCTACCCTTTATATAGGTAAACAAGGGCTTATGTTTCTTTTTATACTTCATCAGGCTTTACTCCAACTTTAGCAAATATTACATGAGCAATTTCCTTGATACTAGATACTGAATAGCCACCAATTGTAAGATAGAATAAATAATCAGTAAACTTACCAACATATGTAAAATTAGTAAATATTTTCCATGGATTTATTAATATCACAATATGTAGCAGAATCATAATAGCAAAAGCAGCTGTTGATATAAGTCTTCCAAAACTAGCAGACACGTCATCTGAATAAACCCTACTTAGCCAATTTAAAAACATATTTACTCCCTACATATATTTAATTATAATGTTATCTAATTGGCTATATAGATTCTCAAATGATGAATTATTATCTACTATATAATCATAATCAGTAAAGAAATCTAACTCTAATTCTGAAGAGTGGTTCATATTGGTTGCTCCCCTACTAATTCTTACATCCTCATTAGCTACTATTCTAATAACAATAAAACCTTCCTCTTTTAATTTAATAAGTTCATTGAGATATCTAGAGTCTGTGATAAATATAGAATTTGTATTACATTTCATTTTATCTATTAATTTAGATACCCAAATATCAGATTGCTGTTGTCTAGCCCAATCACCTAAAAATTGTAAAAACACTCTATTTTTTTCTTGTTTAAATCCTAAATTATCTTGAACCACATGTAAAATATCGTATATGGGCTCAGCAAATGAGAACAATTCGGCATTTTTAATATAATTATGTTTAATATAAGTAGCAGAAACATCCTTACCGCTCCTCATATTTCCAGCAAAGGCTATTTTTATCATACTGTAATCTCCTCGATATATTGTTCTAAGTTCTTTTCTTCTGTGTATGGAATAATTATTAGTTTTATATTATTTTCCTTAGCATATTGAACTTTCTCTATATCACGTTGCCTAGCTTTTAAATATTGTTCTTCTGTTTTATGAAAGTAATTTGGATAGATATAATGCTGATAACCATGATATTCAAAGGCTATTTTATGGTCTTCATTATAGCCATCCCATTCATATCTTTTACTATCATACAAAAACCTTGTTTTAGTCAGAGTAAAACCAAACTTAGATTCTAATAATTCCTTACATCTAAGTTCTGTCTTAAAGGAAGCACATTCAGGACACCAAGTATTACTATTTTTAATATGGCCCCAATTAGCTTCCCATTGATGTGTTTCTTTACATTCCCATAATAATTTATTACTATTATCTATATAAGTTGTGGATAACAATTTTCCTTTTTTACTCTTAGCAAAATTTTGTAGCTCTATAATATCAGGTTTAGCCTTCCTAGCACAAATAGCACACCAGCTATTACTATTTTTAATACTGCCCCAATTGGCTTTCCACTCATGTCCTTTTTCACATTTCCATAACATCTTAGTAATATTATTTATATACTCAGTAGAGACTAACTTGCCACCTTTATTTATGGCATATTCTTGTAATTCAGTTATATTAGGTTTAAGTGAGGAGCACCCAGGACACCAACTTTTTTTATTTTTAATATCTGTCCATTTAGCTTCCCATTGATGCCCTTCCTCACATTCCCATAACATCTTAGTAATATTATTTATATACTCAGTAGAGACTAACTTGCCACCTTTATTTATGGCATATTCTTGTAATTCAGTTATATTAGGTTTAACACTACCTGAACAGTAGGGACACCAACTTTTTTTATTTTTAATATCTGTCCATTTAGCTTCCCATTGATGCCCTTCCTCACATTCCCATAACATTTTAGTCTTACTATTTATATATTTAATAGATACTAACTTACCATCTTTATTAAGGGCAAATTCTTGACATACTTCTAAGTTACACTTTTTCATATCACAATATTCCTATTAGATATACTTAACATAAACCAGCTTTCCGCAGTCAAAGACGCGGAATTGAAAAAGCACATCTCTTGTATAATCGAGCTCAGTTTGTGTTGGAAGAATACCATGAAGATTACATTTTTTATTTGATTGCTTTCCTCTAACAATACATTTGCCTTCCTTAGCCGATTCCACAGAACACCAATAAGAATAATCGGATTGTAAAGTAGCATATAATTCAAAGTTTAAAACATTATAAAGATTACCTTGACTTATTCTTCTATCTGCCCAAGAGACAACGGTGTTATATCCTTTAGACTTTAAATCTTTTTCAGCAAAGGCCAAAACCTTACTTGAGCCACCTGGAATATTATAATTTGATTTTATAGCCAATCTATCTAATACAGTTGTGGTAGGCGAATTCCAGATACTTTGCGCACGGTGATGTCTTCCAAATGATACAACTTCAATTAAGACATTATTTACATCATATAGCCCATAAAAAAGATAAGATAAATTAGCAGGCCCTTGAATATGCTCTTCTTTTAAAAACTCATTTGCTTCTTGTTTAGTTATTGCTTTTACTGTACATTTTCTGGCAAATACTGTAATTTTATTTTGTTTAAGTGCTGAAGATAAGAAGTTAATCATCTTACTTCTTTTGGACTCCCATTCGTTTTCAAACACTGTAAGAACACGATTTCCGTCATTAACAAGTTCCTCCATATTTGAAATAATTACTTTCTTAGCCTCAGCATAAGTTTTACACTTTCCTGATGATACTAGAATTTCTTGATGAAACTTACTTAGCTCAACAAAGGTAATAGCAAGCTTACTATTTTCTTCAAGTAAGGCTGATAATCCAAACTTCATATTTTTGAGAGTAAATGTTAGATTTGGATATAGTTTAATAATATCACTATAAAAAGTATCAGTAGCTGTTACTGGTATTACTGGAGCCACTTGAACTATTGCTGATTTGTTAAAGGTTTTTCTAATAACATCCCTATAGCAGCCACATGAAGTAGTATTTCCAGAAACTAATGAGCCTGTAGCAACTTCTGTAGTTTTTCCACACTCACAAAGACATTCCCATATAGCTTTACGTTGATATCTCTTATCAGAAAGCTTAACAACAGTTAGCTTTCCATAAACATTACCAAGAAGAGATTTTGGTTTTCCAGACATTAGATTAGTTCTCCATAAGTTCTGTTAAATAATTTTGAATATTTGTATTAATCTCATCTATAACTAACAAGTCTATTGGATTAGTAGACTCTCTAAGTGAGGCTACCTTAGATAAATACTCAGCAAACTCCATATCTACATCACCATTAAAGTTATTACAGTGGGCCTGTCCATGGTGTAGTTTACATAAAGTAATTAGATTAGTAGGTTCTGCTGCCAATGAAATATCCTCTGCTCTTTTAGTAATATGATGAACATACAAGTCTCCTCCTTGTTTATTACAGATAGCACATTTATAACCATCCGATTTCATAACTAATCTAGTAACAGGCCTTATAATACTTGAAATATGTTCTCTAATAGTTGACATTAAAATATCAGCAGGTTGTCCTTTTGATAGTCTATATTCCATAAAACGTTTCTGTGTTGCTTCCTTATTTAGACATCCACAAGATTTAACAGCACCACTTAATAAATTACAAATATTAACTTCAGTGATTATTCCACAGTCACATACACATTTCCAAAAGTATCCTCCACCAGTTCTTCTATCCAAAGAACTAATAGCTGTTAATTTACCAAACTTTTGATTTGTAATATCTTTCTTATTTGAAATACCCTGAGCCTTAGCTTGATCCATATGAGCACAGCCACATGATTTGGTATTACCTCTCTTAACATCTGAAAGTGGCTTTTCTACTATATTACCACAGTCACATCTAAATTTCCAAATAGTCACACCATTTTTCTTATTTTCTGTTGGCTCCAATGCCAAAAGTCTATTAAACTTTTGTCCAGTTATATCCTTAGTATTAACTATTTTTCGTTGTTCTGCTCCAAAGCAACCACAACTTACAGTTACTCCACTAGTCAAAGCACTTCCTATAACTGTAGAATAATTTCCGCAAGAACATTTACATAGCCAAAATATAGTTCCAGTATTAGATTTTCCTGTATTTTCTATAGGATACAAAGCAACTAACTTTCCATAAACATTATTTGTTAGGTCTTTAGCTTTTTTTGTTAATGAAATCCTGTTTAACAATGTGACATCATAATCTGATGGGTATACCATGTAGCACCTCCAACATATATTATCGGCAATGGTGATATAAAGTGTAGGGAAAATAAAAAATTATTTGCTATGTCACATAAGGCCTAGCCACACAAAAAGAAGGCCCAATAAAGGGCCCTCATTTTGCTTATAGTTACTATAGGATTAAGGTTAAACAACACCATAATCAGAGGCAGGAGTGGAACCAGATGTATAGAGGTTCTGAACCTGGAGAACACCTAAACCGTACGCGCCGTCGAGTAGAAGCTGATGGTCGTAACGTTGCTGTAAGCCGACAACAGTTGAGAAAATATCACCTGAGAGGACATCAATTGAAGGTGGGGTAAGATATGTCACGAAGGGAAAGTACGCATATGGAGCCTTGCCTAAATCTTTAGAAGTGAAGCCCATGAGAATCTTGTCTGACTGGGGAAACTGAGGAGCCTTAGCAACAGTGAAGTTGTTGATGCTACCAAACTTCTCAGCATCAATACTGAAATCACCCTGAGCCTTATGACCAGTATCAGTAGCCATCTTAAATTCGGCAGTATTCTGAAGCAGTGTAAATACATGGGGATGGGTAACAGCAAACATACCCTCACCACGAAGGAAGTCAATACTCATATCATTAGCAAGATAGTTCATCTTATGAACTAGTTCCTGGTTCTTCTGGAACATAGTGCCCCGGAAAGAGTTTGCAGGATAAGAAGCATCATAAGTAGAAATCTTACCAGCATTGGCCATCATGTCAAGCATCATTTCTAGGTCAATTTCAAGTGCCATTGACTCAGTCATGCCACCAACTAGTTCCTTTAGAGCATCCATACGACCTTCAGTATAAGCTTCAAGGTCCTGAATAGCTTCTGCGGAAATCTGAGCAAAGTTCTTACGTGAACGAGTGCTAACCTGGATTAGACTCTGAACGAAACTAACTTCACCAAGAGCCTTATTACGTTCCTGATTATACTGATAGGTTACTGAGAAAGTAGCTGTTCCAGTAATAGTAAGACCAACAGCAGTAGCGGCAGCAGCAGCAGTCTGATTGAAGGTAATAGAAGGAACACCAGAACCATTAGTAGTTACAGTGCCATTAACATTGTCAGGGGAAACTGCAGCCATAACACCAGCACTATTATCAATAGCCACTACTACGGAATTACGAGGAATAGCACTATCATAAACTGCAATTGAAGCAGTGCCACTAATGTACGGAGTATAGGTGGGAGTATAACCAGATAAAGTAGAAGTTCCACCTACCTCAGTTACCTGCTGACCTGAGTAGTTGGCATCAATACCTGAAGTGGTATCTTCATACTGTGTTGCGCCTGAACCATAACGCTTGTAGGAAGCTGGGTTCATGTATTCCTGACCGGCAGTTGTAGCACCCTTAGTGGTATTACGAGAAAGTCGGAAGGTCTGAATTACCTGAGTAGGAACATCAAGCTGGCGAGTAGCAATAAACTTAGTAACAACAATCTGTGGGAATACACGAGTTATAATTGTTGGAAGCATTGCTTTGTTATAAGTTGCAACAGAGGCTGAGGTAGTTGCTTCAGTCAGTGGCTGATTCTTGGTGGCATACTGGAGTGATTTTACAGCATGAAGAAAAACAGTATTACGATATTCAGCATCTGGAATAGCAGTCTGTAGATTTTCATTAAAAGTCTTCCAGAAAGAAGACTTGCCAGCCTTCTTAGCTGCTTGTTCATCACGCTCAAGAATTGCTCGTACTCGTTGCTCACTTAGCATTTCTAAATTAACAGGGTTTGTAAACATTCAATTATCTCCTGGATAAAATTAATTATAGTTTTGTTACACTTTAAGTAGGTATTAACCTAAATAAATCTCATAATCTAAAGCACTTGACTCTTTTGATTCAGTTACAACTTCTTTTTCTTGCTTTTTAGTTGCCAGATTTTCGGCAATTACTTTAAGTTTATTACGCTGTGGTGTGACTTCTACAGGCTTATCTACTACACTCTCAGTTACAACTACTTCTGGTTTCTGAGTAGCTTCTACTTCACGTTCCTTTAAAGCCTGTTTAGCAGCTTCAAGACATTTCTTTCCTTCTTCTAAATTCTTTGGTTCCATCTTAGTAACTGTTTCATAAAGTAAAGCAATTTTTTCAGTTGGGTAGCCAGAGCATTCTGAGACAACTAGTGAATGTAAATCACCAATTAATGCTTTTGCTTCTAATACCTTAATCTTTTTAAGGGACTCGTTAAGCTTATTCTTCATACTATCAAGGTCTGCTTGATTCTTTCCTTCTAGCTCATTTATGTTTATAAAGGGAGCCATTTCACTAACTGCCTTTGAGAAAGCTTCTTGAATTTTAGTAGATGTATTGGTAGCCTTAACATCTTCTTCTATAGCTTTAGTAATCTTTTTAACAGATTCATTCATGAATTCGTAAACTTCTTTACCAAGCTTCTTCTTGGCTTCATTAAACTTAGCTTCATAAAAATCCTTTAGCTTAGTCTCATAAAGATTAGATTTAGCTAAGATAGTCTTCTTAAAAATAAAGGCTTCCTTTTCAAAGGACTTCTTCTGTTCTACTAATTTAGTTTTTTCAGTGTCTAATTCTGCCTTTGATTCTGCTATAGCTGCCTGAATCTGCTCTTCAATAATCTGATGAACATCAGCATTTGCTAATAGTTCTTTAATCTGCTTCATATTCATATTTATTCACCTATATAAAATAATTACTTACTTCTGAACATATCCCGTAAATCATCGATAAACTTTTTGCGCTCTAACTCATATTCTAACTTACGTTTAAAATCTAAACCTTCATTTACTGGTTGTATAAATGCTTTTTGTGTAGATGGGTCATGTACTGCATCAAAAGTGACAAGCTTATACTCATCTACAACGGTACTGTCATAACCCTCAGTAACTGAACCAAAACCTCTACTAGAAATACCGACAGTACAGTTATTTCTAATTAAAGCTCCTAACATTCTTCCTGAAGGGGTTCCTGCTGGGCCTGGGTCATCGAAAACTACTGCCTCACCTATTAAATCATTACCAGAAAATTTTAAATTTGTAATTACATGACTTACATTTTTTAAAGACACAGTACTAGATTGGTTTTCTGGGTGGTCCATCTCGCCCAACATATTGCGTGACATTAAGCTTTCACTAGCTTCTTGAATTGCTTTATCTAAAACTTTGTATGGATAAACACGTCCATTTTGATTTTTAGAGTCTGCTCTTTGAAATACACCTCTAAATTTAAGGCATTTCCAAGATGAATTTGAGTTTAGCTTTTCTTCTAAGAGCTCAAAGCCTTTTGTTGAAGAGGTTACTTCGATTAATGGATTATACATTTACTGTCTCTTTCCCACAACTCATATTTCGTGCCTATTATTTATATTATATCCCAGGACCTTGCTTTTCTTGTGTCTCTTCATACCCTGGGAGTGTTTGTGGCTCTACACCTGGAACACCTTGGTCTTCAGGAGTATTTTCGGGCTCTTCAACAGATTCAGGATTTTCGCCACCATCATCTGCCTTTAGTTCGACTTCTTCAGCACCTAAATCTTGTTCTGGAGTATATAAATCAGAATCTAAGAAGGTTGAAATTATAGGATTCCATCGAGCCTCTATATCAGATAGTTCATCATCTGCTAGGTCAGGCTTATTTAATATATCTAAATCTGTTTTTAGTCTATCATCTAAATCTGCTGATATATTAAGATTTTCACTATTATTTGCTTCACGACTAACAAAGGAGGACATACCATCTAATATGGAAGTTAATATATCTTTATGGAGCTGTTTAACTTCTTCATCACTTAGATTTTCAGGAGAAAACTCTTCAAAATCCTTTTTACCTTCGTCATCTGGAAAATCTGTTTCTATGTCTTCTGGAGAATTATAATCTTCATCAGAAACACTATCAGAATCTTCAGAAGGAAATTTTCCATCATCAAGGCTATAATCATTATCCATAGCCTGTTTAATATCTTCATTTACTTCATTTAATGTTTTAGCAGTCTCAAAAAGCTTTTCTGTAATACTTTCTGAACGTTCCTTATTACCAAGCAAAGCATCCTCAATTATAGAAACTACCTTGTCTTTACCTAAAAATAATACTGGGCCACAGGACTCTATAATAGAAGTATAATCTGATAAATCTAAGTCTTCAGCCTCACTTAAGGTAACTAAAGAAAAAATGTCGGATTTAAATTCATTAATTAAAGAATTTCCAGATTTACGTAGTTTAAAACCAGGAGCCTTCTTAATGAGATTTTCTGTGAAGGTTTCTGGAAATCGTCTCTTGAGTAGCTGATATTGATAAAACTCTTCGCAAAACTTATTTAGGTCATCTTCAGCAGATACATAGTCTTCTTCTACTAAATTATCAATAAGCTTTATTACCTGCTCTTTAAGTTCTTTATCAGTTTGCTTAGCTGATACATAGATAACTTCATTATCTAATATATCTTCAGCAGTCATCTTAGATTCTGATAAATTGTGCTTAAACTTAGCCAATACTAGATAATTATTTTTTTGAAATAGCACGGAATCATCAGTATACTCAAGAATAGAGCAATCCTCAGTTAAAAGGTTATGAAGCTTTTCCTCTAGAGCTCTATTTCCACTCTTTAATATAGATGTTAAAGTTTTTAAACTCATATAAATATGCCTTTTTAAGTATCTGCTTACAAATTAATTATATAATTTTATTATTTAAAAATCTCTTCTGGTTCTGTTAATTTAGCTATCTTTTTTTCAGTTAGTGATACGGTACATCTAGAAGAGTCAGTCAATCCTACTAGACCTTCTTTTCTAATACTTTCCTGTAATGATAAAAGCTCTCTTGAATACCGTTTAACTTCACAAATAATATTCTCAGTTTCTATAAGTAAATCTCCTAAATGCCTTCTATTTTGTAATAGGGGCACTCCACCTACTTGTTCCATACCTTGCTGACCTCCCTGTACTTCTGGAGCCATTTCTTGACCTTGCTGAGGCATTTCTGGAGGAGCTTCCATTCCACCACCCATTGCTGAACCTAAATCACCACCCATTGGCATTCCTCCACCCATAGCACCTTCACCACCTTGTTGAGGAGCTGTTGGGTCTATCTCAAACATTTTTTCTATCTCTGAATCTGTTTTATGTAGTATATGTTTAGCAACCCAACGACGATTAACTCCAAAACCAGTATAACTACTAGCTAAGTTTAATAACTCACTCTCAACTTCTATTCTGGCCTTTTCTTCAACATAAGAGGGTCTGGACATTACTAAACTGAAGGACTTTAAATCAGCCTTCTCTTGTATGCCCTTAATAGCTAAATGAATTATACATAAATCTTTAATAGCCTCTAAATAATCTTCTTGTATATTCTGAATAGCCTTACTAAATGTCACATTCTGCTGAGATAACATGCCCTTAGAAGACACATCACCCTCATAACCAAGGAAAGATTTAGGAACTTTAAGAGCAGCAAATAACCTATTATTAAGAAAAGACACATCTTCTATTTCACCAACATTTGCTACACCCTGTAATTGTTCTACTTTAGTTGCTCCATTCTTCTGTATTGGAATGTAAAGATTAGCATTCATATCAAGTAGCTGATAACGCTCATTAAGTTTACCAGTTGGGTCAAAATATTCTTTTTTAGCTAAGGCATTTATCTGCTTCTTAACTATGTTTTCAGCATCAGCACCTTGGGCATTACCTACATCAACATAAAATACCAGCCTAGTTGGAGCTCTATTAAGTCTATAAATAATAAGAGAATCAAAAAGTAAATCTAATTTCTTC